GTTTCGTTGCGGCCAACACCATAGCGGCGGCATTCAAGCGCGGGACTTCGATTGGGTATCCGACGGCCGCGCCTACACAGTACGTACACATGATGACTCCGGGAATTCGTCATTTTCCAAAAATTTCTGACTCTTGGTACGGGCTTATCGTAAGCGCGGAATTCTGGGCGGATGTGTACGCATGAGTATCGAGGAAATTGTCAGGCCGTATGGGATTATTTATGCGGCGATCAATACTGTTACGCAAAAGTACTACATTGGAAAAACCGTGCGAAAGTTAGCACAGCGGAAGTCTGCCCATCTATCTGTTAGTAAGCGGGAATCTACGAATAGATTTTACAACTCAATTAGAAAACACGGTGCGGATGCTTTTTCTTGGTTTGTTGTAGACTACGCAGATAATGAGCAGGATCTTTGTGATAAAGAGGATCAATGGATGTGGGCAACAAACTCTCTGCATCCCATGTTTGGGTATAACTTGAAAACAGATTCTTTTGGTGCGGTGAAAGGACGAAAGATGCCGAAAGAGTTCGGAGAGGCTATAGCAGAAAGAAAAAGAGGTGTTCCGAGAACTCCTGAGTGCAGAGCGAAGTTGAGCAAGGCGCTAAAAGGAAGAAAACTGCCTTTGGAAACCAGAGCCAAGATGAGGGAAGCAAAGAAAGGAACAAGGCCCTCTGAGTTTTGTATGGAGAAAATGCGTCTCTTTACACCGACAGAAGAGCAAAAAGCTCTGCGTAGACTTCGTAGGCACAGCGAAGAATCGAGGCAAAAAATGTCTTTGGTGCGGAAAGACTACTATAAAGAACATCCTATGTCAGAGGAGCAACTTAAACTTTTTCGTGAAAGATTTAGAAAAAGCAATGGAAAACCTGTGCTTTGCGTTGAGACAGGGGAGGTATTTGATTCTTTGGTAGCTGCAGCGGAGAAGTATGGTCCCGCTTCAGGAAATACTTATGGGCTTCTTCAGTGCCTTAAGAAAAGATGCCTTACATACAAGAAGCTACACTGGAAGTACAAAGCTAAGGAGGACTCGACTCTTGCTATTACTTGAAACTTCTAGTATACTTTCATTTGACCCGGTTATTCCTAGGGGTAGGCTTCCCGCCTACGTATTTACAGCGAATAAGTAGGCTTAGAGGAGAAATACCATGGCTATAGTTGAAGGTGTTGGAGTACAGATGTCCTATAGCCCGGAGTCTTCGTGGGCAGTTCCCACGTCTCCTGGAACGACCTATACCGTAGTGCGTAAGCAGGTAGGAGCTTCCATAGGTGAAGGAAGGACCGCCCTTACCACAGCGGAGCTGAACACGCGGCGTGCTCTGACTTCCGTTCGTCTTGGGGCTCATTCTCCTGCTGTGTCTATTCCTTTTGAACTCTCCTATTCCGGAGGAGCCGCCGCAAATGTGCAACAGTTCGACGACTTCCTTTGTTCGTGGATGTGTGCAGCGCAATGGACAGCGGCGGCGACAGCCATCGCTGCGCAGACCGTGACGGTGGGAACCCCCGCAGCCACGACTGTGTTCACCGCAGGGACTGCGGCTACGAATATTGCGGTGGGAATGTGGATTCGTGTATCCGGCTACAGTGGGGCACAAGCGCCCAACAACGGGTACTATCGTTGCAGCGCCATCAACTCCCTTGCTATCACCCTCGTAACCCCGAACTATGCGACCATGGTTGCCGGAGCCGCGCAGGGCACTGCAGTTGTCCTCCGAATCATGGCATACATCTCTCCCGGAACAACGGTGAAGTCTCTTGCGTTTGAAGAGGCTCTCACCGATACCGGTGGCTCCCTTGCCCTCGTCAAGATGGCTGTTGGATGTATCGCAAATTCGTTCTCGTTGACCATCAACCCCGATGCCATCGTGACCGGAACCTTCGAGTTCTTGGGCCGCGTACTCGGACAGGGAGCGACCCGGGCAGCTGCTGCTACCGACACTTCTGTGTACTCCACGATAGCCGCTTCTACTGTGTGGACACCCGCCGCCACCAACGCTGTCCTGACCTCCAACGACATTCTTGCCTACTTGATGCAGGACAACGTAGCGGTGGCTGTTGTGACGGCACTTACGATAAACGGGACCAACGACATAGAAGCCCTGCTTCCGGTCGGAGCCATGTACCCGTACGGCCTCGGAAAGGGCAATTCTGTTGTAAGTGGAACCATGAGCATCTTCCTCACCGACTCGACGTACTGGACCAAGTTCCGTGCGGAGACGATGGTGGGGTTGACTGTGCGCCTGATGGACCCGGATTATGGTACGGCCCTCACATCCGGGGACGGGAAGGGCTATTCAATTGACATACCAAATGTCAAGATTATGGGACTCACGGAGACCAAGGACCCAAAGAAGGTTATCCAAGAGGTCACGTGGTCTGCAATTGAACTGGCCACCGCCAACACCAACGGAGCCGTTACCGTGAACATGCGAGTTTCGAGGCTCGATCCTTCCGCGTAGTAAGTAACTCCCCGGGGCCTCCGTATGGAAGGCCCCTATTTCCTCCCCTTATAAGAAAGGAAGTGTCATGGATTTCAAGTCTTTCAACACCGAAGAGTCAAGCGCCGAAGGCACGTGGATGACTGTAAAAGATCATCTGGAAAACCCCCTGGACGCGATGATCAAGGTCCTCGGACCCGACAGCAAAGAAGCCGCAGCCATTGATATCGAAGCCGAGCGCGAGAACAGCCGGAAGCTCGGGGATATGTTTGCCTCCCGCGCCGCTGCGGCCAAGAAGCCCGAAGCCCCCCTCCCTGTTGACAAAGAGGCCACCGAACGTGTGGAGCGTGACGTTGCCCGTGCCATCAGGCTCACGAAGGACTGGAAGAACATTTCTTGGGGCAAGGATGAGCTGAAGTTCGACAAAGCCAACGCCACGATGCTGTACACCAAAGTACCAATGATCCGCGAGCAAGTTCTTGAGTATTACAAGTACCGCAGCAATTTTATTGCGCCCGAACCGAAGAGCTGACAGAAGCGGTTCGGGGCAAGTTCACCCTCGATTACCCGAGGAAGGACGGAAACACCCTGCGGAGCACACTTACTTCTGTCCGCAGGCAACTCCCTTCCGGAGTTGATAGCGGGTCGGTGGATGACCAGCTCGCGCAGGATGTTCCCGTTCCCGAGGGCTTCGAGTATCTGTTCACCATATTCATCAGGTTGCGGGGGTCCGAGGGCGTATCGTTTCAGGATATCGCGGCCTATGAGACCGTGGCAGGATACAAATTGACGCCCGTGGAGATTTCTGCTATACTGTCCATGGATCAGGCGGCTTCTTCGGTGATCGGGGAGATCATGAAGGAGAAGTAGTGATTTAGTGCCGTAGGGCGGTAGGTTAGAGGGGAGGAGAACAAAATGGCGGATGCTTCCCTCCTTATAGAAATAAATGCAAAAACTGGGGAAGCCTCTGTCGCTGTCAAGACCCTTGAAGCCATGGCAAGAGCTTCCGACGGGTCCATAAAGTCTTTGGAAAGACTTTCTGCCGCCATGGCTAAAGCGGAAGGGTATGCCGCAGGATTCAACCAAAATCTTTTCCGTAATCAACTTGCACTTGAGAAAGTGGCTCTTGCTACCGCTCGAAGAACGGAAGCAGAGGCTCGGGGAGTAATAGCCACAGAGAAAGCGAAGAATGCTGCCGCTTGGGCTGCGGCTGAGCTGGCCAACTTGATTGCAAAGACGGATAGACTTGTATTAGGGAATAACAAGCTCTCTGATTCTCATGAAAAAGTAGCGCAAACAACGAAGAATTCCAAGAAAGATTGGACTGATTTGTTTTCCAGCCTTCTCAACGCAAGAACGGGCATGGATGGTCTTTTAGGGGGGATGCTTCGGCTGGGCACTGGGGCTTACCTCATGGTCCGTGGTATGCAGACATTGTTGAATCTGGTCAAAGCTGTTCCTGAGGCTTTGCTTACCGCTGCAGGTTCGGCGGAAAAAACCCAGATAGCCCTTGTTGCTCTTACCGGCTCTGTAGAGTCTGGTACCTTGGCATACAGCCAACTCTTGAAGTTGTCCCGTGAATCCGGGATCTCCGGAGACGCCGCCAAAGACACCATAGTCCGTATGCGGGGCTTTGGCGTAGCAACCAACGAGCTGATTCCTCTTATGCAAAAGATGACTATAGCCACGCGAGGCGATTCTGACGCTATGCAACGTCTCGGCCTCGTGTACGGGCAAGTTACACAGCAGGGAAGAACTTTCGGAGACGATCTTCGCCAGATATATAACACAGGAGTACCTCTTGCAGGAGCTATAGCCAAGGTACTCGACATTCCGGTGTCCCGCTTGCGGGAAGCGGGAAAAGAGGGAAAGATAACCGCTGCGGTTCTTGACGAAGCTCTCACCAAACTTACGGAGCAGGGAAGTCTTTTAGGAAATGCTTGGGAAGAGGGTATGAACTCTGCCATAAGCAAAACCAACCAGCTCAAGGAATCTTGGTCCCAGCTTCTTGCAACCACAGGTTCCGGGGTTCTGGAATTCTACAAGCCCGCTATAGAGTTCACCAAAAAAGCACTTAATGATCTGAACGACGCTATGCAGTTTGAAAAATTCCGCACAAATTTGCGAGAAGGTTTGGGGCTTAAAGGAATTGATATTGACTCTGCTCTCAGAGGTGGCGCAGCCGCACAATCAACGGCTATTTTGAATAGCCAAGCAGCTACAGGTTCATCCCAAATATACGCATCAAGGATGGCTTCCGACACAATCAACGCCAACCAACAGTTGCTTGAAGCCGTGCAACAAAACCAGAAGACCGCAGACAGCCTTGCCGCAATAGCAGAAAGACAGCGACTTCTTGGTCTTGGAGCCGCCACTCCCGCGCTGATGGCAGATGAAGCTATGGCAGCAATCAGAGCACGGGAGAAAGAACTCAAAGATCCGAAGCAGAGATTGTTGGAAGGTCTTAGGGACGATAAGGAAGTAGCCAAAGCCATGGTTGAGGCTATAACAAAACTCATTGATGAGGAGACAGCAAGAGCGGCGGCTTCTTTTGCCGGGGCTATCGTTCCTAAGAAAGGCATAGTTGGAAAGGGGGAGGGATTCACTGGAGTTCAGGACCCCCGGCTGAAGCCGCAGTTTGATTTGTTGAATTACTACACGGATATTGCGGATGCTACGAAAGGAACCAAGCCTCCCAAGACTCCCGGGGAACTCTTCAATGAACTCCTTCTCAAGTACCAGCAAGCAATAGCTGGGGAATTCGCCAATCTGGAACTTGACTCTGCTTACGACGACAAAATGTTCGAGATGTACAGAACCTTCATAGACTCCATAGAAGACTTGATTCTTAGCTCAGGAGCCGATGATTCTGTGCGTTCTTGGTGGGAGAAAGCCGCAGTAGCGGCTGCGGAGAATCTGAATGCTCCGATGCTTGGAATTCCGAAAGCAGTAAACCCTAATCCTAATATAGTTCCTCCCGGAAGAAATCCATGGGAACTTATCCCCGCCCTTCCCGAAGGGGAATCATGGTGGGCGGAAGAAGAGGCACAAAGACTTGCAGAGATGTATCAGGCAGTGGAGAACCTTAAAGGTGCATTAGGGGATCTCACCGCCAACGCAGGCCTTGACGCCCTCTTCGCCATGGGCGAACTCTTTGTCAACGGAGCGGCGGGAGCCGACGACTTTGCTGCAGCCATTGGCAATATCGGCCTATCCCTGTTGAAGCAGCTTCCGCAGATGTTCTTGGCGGCTGGTTTGAACATCCTCATCAATGACAGCAAGGACGCCCGAGGCTGGGGCCTCATAGCCATGGCCGCAGGAACCTCTGTAGTCTCGGGCATTGCCTCTGCAAATGCTGATCGGGGGGAAAAAGCGGCCACGTCCGGAAGTGGTGTGATTGCCAATTCCCTCGGAAACATCTACGGTTCAAGCGGCCTGATATCCGCGTTCGCATCCGGAGGCATTGTATCCTCCCCCACGCTGTTCAACCACGCGGGAGGCTTCGGAGTCATGGGGGAGAAGGGTCCTGAAGCCATCATGCCCGTGACAAGGACTGCCAGCGGGAAACTCGGAGTCTCCGCAGTAGGCGGCTCCACTTCCATTGTTGTCATTGACCAATCCACCCGGGTAAACGGAGTCTCCGCCACTACGGAAGAGACGACGAATTCCTCCGGGGGAAAGCAGATTCGTGTTGTCCTGCGGGATACTGTCCGTTCGATGATTGCCAACGGGGAACTGGATACGCAGTTGAAAACACGCGGGGTTCCGGGATTCGGGGGAGTACGACGCTCGTGAGAACACCTATAGTTTGTAGCCCCGCGCGGAAGATAAGGAGCGTATTGTATGGACTGGCCGTATGACCTTGCCGCGCGCCTGATATCGGGAGCCGAAGTCTCCGTACCAAATCTGGTACAATATTTCTCCTTCAACGTTGTTGCGGGAAGGGATGATTCGGGGTATGATGACGATGGCACCGTGACTTCCGTGACTCTGGTAACAGGGGTGAGTGGGCAGGGCGGAGATTTTACGAACGCGGCGTCGCGCATTTTATTGTAGGAGAGATACGGTATGGCAACACCTTGGGTCGGAACAAAGCCCGGATTATTCGTAAACGATTCTTATTCTCCTGTAGCGGTGGATGCGCCTAACCTGAATGCAATGGTTGATACGGTTGACAGATTGAATGAGCAGAAATCCTTGCTTGACGGCCTCATCTGCGCCCCTGCCCTCGGGGGCCTGCCGGAGTGGCCGGACGGGGCGAGTCCGACGTATTTGACCATCAAGTTCTCCACCGTTGATGGGTGGGCCACGATGGGCACGGATACAGTCGTGACTGCCGCATCCAATAAATTGGTGCTTACAGCAGGAGCTGCTCCGACAACGTTTGTCCGGGCGAACAAAGCCCTCGCAGTGTCGTCAAAAACCGTGCGCATTAAATGGGCGTGTGCACAGACGGACCTGACGACCTTGGAGATAGGGACCTCGGGAGCCGGGACGCACGTAACCAAATCCATCGCGGGGCAGACGAGCGGAATCACCGACATTACCACAGGCGCGAATTTCACCGACATTGAGGTACTTTTCAACTCAACGGGGAACAACACGAATCCGGTATACGTTTCGTTCATCTACATCGGCGACGGCACCTACTCCTCCCTTGCCCTTGATGCCTCGGGCTCAGGGAACCATGGCACGGTGTACGGCGCGACTCCGGTCGATACTCCTGCGGAGAGGGGGCTGAGTTTTGATAAACTAAATGACTATACGGCTACTTCTATTTTTGCTATGCCTTCAATATATACGTTCCGCGCCTTAATTATCAATTGCTTACAGGACGCTTCGAATATCCAAATGTTGTGTGGTTATGGCATCACCCTTAGCGGAAGATTGCTCTTATATAGAGTCGCAAACTCCAACTCGTTAGCCGTCGGTTGGTATAACGGGTCCGCCAATCAAACGGAAACCGTTACAAATGTATTCAGCAATGAGGAAGACGACACCGCTGATTTTTTGTTCTCAATAAATTGGACATCCGGTGCGTATGCCGTGTGGCTGAATGGAATATCTTTTGCAACAGGAACACTGGCTGGCGTGGTTAAACCTACAACGGGGTATGCGTTATACATAGGAGCCCAGCAAACACTTACCGCGCTACAGTGGTTTGGCGGAACCATCGCCGACCCCCGCATCTACAACCGCGCCCTGAGTGCGGAGGAAGTGTGGTCCCTGTACCAGAATCCCGGAGCCTTCAAGCCCAGCGCCATTATCGACGCGGCGACGGCGGTTCCGAATGCGCGCGCCGTCTACAGCAGTACAGGATTCCTCGCAAGCACGGACCCGACATCCATTGTCACAGCAGGCTCCGTAGGATACCAGACGGCGATAGACGTGGCAAGCGGAGGCACTCTGACAATGCCCGCAGGCTCCGGAACCTACTTCTGGACGATCCTTACCTACGGTGCCACGATCAACTCCGTCAAGCTCGGGACCACCGCAGCCGGAGCCGCCGCAACAGGAACCGCGAGCGCAAACCTTACCGTACTCGTGAAGAGGATATCGTGAGTGGAGTATCACAATGCCTGAATCCATAGTCTTCTCCTACAAAGGAACGCAAGTAGCAGGAAGCTACAGAATCCTCACTTCTCCGTTGCTCCGGCACGATTGCCCCCTCGCAATCCACCCGACGACCAGATACCTCGGGGCCATAATAAACGGAGCCTTCACGGCCCCCTCCCCTCAGACGGTAATGGCTGACGCTACTTGGTACTCTTTAGGCTATACGAGATCGGGAGCCAATCTCTCTGTTTATGCCAACGGCCTACCCGTATTGAGTTCTGCTGTATTTCTTGATCAAACCACCTATCCCACAGGAGTCCTCGGAAACGGCCCCGCCGGATTTACCTATGCTTTGGCTGGTCTTGCTCCCTCCGCAACCCTCGCGCCTTCCGCCACTTTGGCTCCTTCGGGGACCTTGAGTGTCAGTTCCAACAGCAACGGCGTCATCGATGAGTTCCGGCGCTACTCCGCAGTGCTTATGCCTGCCGATTTTATGGGAATCTACCTTAGTCCGTCTGCCTATGTTGTGCTCCCGCAATTCCCGATCTCCGCATCCGAGGCCATCCCTCCCAGGGTATTGCGGTCGAAGATGGACACGGGGTACGACAAGATTCGGGTCAGGCATACGTGGTCTCCCGCGAGCTATACTTGTGCGTATGCTGTGGACAAAGCGATGAAAGTATTGTTGGACGAGTTCTGGAGGTACGATACCTTGCACGGAACGGTTGCTTTTACATGGCCGAACCCTTATACTGAGGCTACCTCCTCAGTCAAGTTTGTAGGGGCTCCGAGGTATACGCCGAATGGGCAGGAGTTCATTGCAAGTATTGTTGTGCGGGCGACAAGTTGAGCGTACAGTATGGGGCGAAGTCACCACCTAGCGCCGGAAATTTCAAAAGGAGGGCTGTCTAAATGGCTGCTTGGCCTTCAACATTGCCTGCCCTTCCCCTTCAGGACAACTTCTCCGAGCAGAGCGCAGACGGAGTTCTCAGGTCCAAGGAGGGTGAGCCCACTGTAGAGCGAAGGAGATACTCTGCCGTTCCGACTGCTGTAACTCATAGTTTAAGGCTTTCCCGCGCACAGAAGGCATACTTGGATACGTTCTACTACACGGATTTGGCCGGAGGGGCAATTCCCTTCGATTACACCGATCCTTTGACAGGGGGTTCCCTGTCCGTGAGATTCTTGGAGCCCCCGGACCTTCAGTTGCTCGGATTTGAACTCGTTGCTTCTCTTTCCCTGGAGGTATTGCCTTGAGCCGAGCCACGATTTCCGCAGCAGCCAAGCTGGCGATGCAGGCGGCGCAGACGTTCGCGCAGACTCCCACCCTTCTTGAAATATACTCGGCAGAGGCTGCGTTCGCAACTCTGGTCGGAGCGGACACAATCTACTTTTGCAACAACACCGAATCCATCACTTATAGCGGTCATGTGTATCTTCCCTTCCCCTTCTCCATCCAGTATCCGGGAGAAACTGACGATAGCATAACAAATGCAAGGATAACCATATCCGCCGTCGATCAGCTCGTTATTTCGGCCATACGAATCCTCGTAAACTCCCCGACAATACGCGCCCGTGCCATGTTCTTCCCCAATGACGGAGTGGGGGATTTCGAGGAGATGGTTCCTTGGGAGTACTCTTTGAAAGCCGTCACGTATGACGTGAATTCCGTGTCGGGGGATCTTATATACGAGGACAGATTAGATAACCAGATGGGGCCGGTAAGGGCCACCGCGCAGAATGCTCCGGGGTTGTTTGGCTAGAGGCGGAGGGGAGCGTAGGCTGTGCTGAACGTATCACAATATACAGGAATACCTTTTGTTCCTCATGGCAGGACGCTCGAAGGCTGTGATTGCTGGGGCCTCGTCAGGATAGTGCTTGAAAACGAATATGGCAAGAAACTCCCCTCCTTCACAACAGCTTACGGAGAGCTGGAAAAAGAGTGGCTGGCCGAAGTTGTATCCTCCGCTATTGTTTCCCTTCATCCCGTCAAAGTCGATGTTCCTGCAGAAGGCGATATCGTGCTTATGACCTTCCGGGGATTTCCTTGTCACGTCGGTCTTTACGTCGCCCCCAATCACGTGCTACACTCTGATCTATTAGGGAAGGATTCCTCGCGTCTTTCCAGATTGTCTGATATGAGGATTGCATCCAGGGTCAGAGGTTTTTACCGAGTAGTGTAGTACCGAATAGCATAGCACAGGAGCCAATATGCCCAGAGTAGTTGCCTTTCTTCACCCCCTGATGTCGGAGCGGAAGATTCTCGAAGTCGCGGAGGGGTTCTCTGTAAGGCGGGCTCTGGATTCAATAGAAGGACTGAAGAAAACCAGCTCTTTGTTTGTTGTCCTGAATGACAACAGGTTGCCCGAAGAATCGTTTGACAGTACGATCTTGGGGGAAGAGGATACCCTTCTTGTCCGTGTCGTGCCTGCGGGAATAAGCCCGAACTCCTCGGGCACAAAAGATGAAAGCTTTTGGGATGCGCTCCTTATAGGAGGTGGCGCGCTCATTGCAGGGATCGGTGCAATAGGTGTAGGGGCCTTGGGTTGGACCGGCTTCGGAGCCGTCGTAGGCTATGCCATGATGTCCATAGGAAGCAGCATGGTTATGTCCGCATGGGCGGAAACAGCCACGGATACCGGAGACCGTAGCACGGATCGCCGCAAGGACGTATCCGGAGCCTCCAACTCCGCCGAACAGGACGGACCCGTTCCTATTGTTTTCGGAAAGCATCTTCTCACTCCCTCCTATTGGACAACTCCCCATACCTCAATATCCGGTACGGATGGGGAAGATAAATACGTCCACATGCTCTTCGCCCTCGGCTATGCGGACAAGACGAGATCCGACGGAAGCGTGAAGGTCTCCGACATCAAATTTGGGGACTCTGTTGTTGCATCCAACGCAGGAGACAGACGCAATACCATAGACGCAGCCTCCCAGATCGATGTTACCACAGGAACGGTGGGTACGGTCGAAGTCTCTATCCATCAGGGGTCGGCTTCCGCGAAAACATACCTCGACCTCCTCGGAGTCGGGAAGGTTATCAAGGAACAGAATCTCAATCTTCCTCTCGAAAGGTGGAGAGCGGAGCAAGGATCGACCGTAGGGGCCAAGATTTTTACAGGGTCTGTGACGGCGGATGATGAGATGGATGGTTCCATAGGTCGTCGTCTGCAATTTACAGGTAATGCAGGTTTTTGGTCGGGATTGGAATATGGCGCAGGAGCGGTGAATATAAGCGGCTTTACCAATGCCGCTTTTAATGGATCTTTCGGTATTGGCTGGTTCAGCGGAAGCCGTCTTATGTCCTCCACGGCTTCAGGCAAAGTCACAGCGGAGACCGCCAACATAACCGCCTACCAAGGAGCCAGTAGCCTCACCTTCGCTGTGGACTCCTCCACGCGCACAATCACCCGGAACTCCGGTAGCTTCCTTTCCTACGACGACGACGTAAAGTACGGTGCCTTGCAGGTAGGAGATTTCGTCACCTATTCAAGCCCCCTAAACACTCCCGCGTGGACCTTCCCTGTGTCCTATGTTGCCCCCAATGGACTCTCCTTCAAGGTCTCGGGCGCAGGTACTCTCGTGACGGAAGCAGCCACAGGACTCGCGCAATACTGGTCGTCTTCCTCCCCTGTAATAGAGACCTCAAAAAAGACGACCTCCATTGCAGTGGAAATTGAGTTCCCTTCCGGACTCATCGGCTGGAACGAGGGCGCCAGACAAAACTGTACCACAACCGTAAAGTGGTACTACCGCCTGAAAAACACCGTTCCTTGGTTGCCAGGAACAGCGTTCTCAGGTTCCACCGCAGGAGTGTTCACCAAGCAGATACCCCATACAATCCGGTACACCGGAACCAAGACGGGCTTGACTTCCGGGCAGTACGAAGTCCGCGTACAGAGGGAAACCTTCGATGCGCAGAACAGCGACCGAACCGATGCCGTGGTCTGGTCCGCTCTCCGCTCCATCACGGGCCAGGATACCATAGGCTTATCCGACGACGACATGAAAGGAGTGTGCTTCCTTGCGGTCAAGGCCCGGGCCTCCGAGTCCCTGTCCGGATCAATCGAGAAACTCAATTGCGTTGTCGAGCAGGTGTACCGGACCTATGACGGCGCGGGTTCCGCGATAACGGACTGGTCTGTCGATGCCGACGAGACTCTGAGTACGAACCCCGCTGCCGCCTTCCTCCACGCTTTGACCGGCCCCATAAATCCGAGACCTATTACTGACACAACCAAGATCGACCTTGCCGAACTCGGGGTTCTGTACGCCTATTGTGTGACGAACGCTTTCCAGTTCAACCGGGTGTACACGCAGGACACAACCCTGCGGCAGATGCTCACGGAGATCCTCGCATCCTGCCGCTCTTCATTAACGCTGAAGGACGGGCTGTATTCCTCTGTCACAGACAAAGCGCAGACCACTATTGTCCAGCACATCTCCCCACGGAATTCGTGGGGCTTCTCCGGCTCCAAGAGCTTCGAGAAGATGCCCCATGCGTACAAGATCAAGTTCATCAACGCGGCGGAGAACTGGGCTGAAGATGAGATGGTAGTCCTTGACGACGGCTACAAGTGGGATACCGATGGCGATGGGATATTAAAAGATTACGCCGGAACCGACAGGACTGCGGACGGGGCCTATACTCTTGCATCCGAATTCGAATCGCTTTCCGTGAAAGACCTCGGGATCACGGATTCAGCTACCGTCAAGAAGTTCGGTCGTTACCTTCTCGCGTGCCGAAGACTCCGCCCTGAAACCTTCACAGTGAATCAGGATTTTGAATCCCTTGTCGTCACACGCGGGGATCTTGTCCGCGTGTCCCACGACGTTCCGATGTGGGGCTTGGGGCAGGGAAGGATCAAGAGCGTAACGTACGGGAGCGGCGGGAACGTAAGCTCCTTCATTGCGGATGAACTGTTTCAGTATACGACAGGGGAGAGTTACTGTGTCAGAATAAGGACTGCGACCGGAAGTGAGTATGCGACCATAAGCAACCCCGGAACCTCGCTTTCAAATACCGTCACTCCTGTCGGTGTTCTTACCTCCGCAGTTGAGTCGGGGCAACTTGTTTTCTTCGGGGAGACTGCTTTTGAATCCACGGAAGCTTTGGTTGTCGCCACCGAGTTGAACGACGACTTCTCCGCAAAGCTGACGTTGGTGGAATACAACGCGGGAGTTTATACAGCAGAGGCTGGAATAGGCGCTCATAATTCAAGGATCACGAAGAATGCTTCCTTGGTTCCTGCTCCTGTGGTGAGGGCTGTGGTCAATACCATAGAGAGGAACTACGCGCAGCAGAGCCCGGGGGCTCAGGCTGTCGATATGGCGCTGACGCAGGGGGAGGGGGCAGGGTCCATAGCGGTGGACAAGACCGCTGTATGGGCTTCCCTTGTAATTGCGAACGCAACAAACAACGCCGTCATAGGAGATGAGTTTCTCGATGACTCCACCGGGCCTCTCCTGATTTATCGATGCACAGTTGCCGCACCTTCTGTTACTCTGGCAAATTCGACACGAATAAAAGCCAAGCAATACGGAGACGTTGCAAATTCCACAGAGTTGGCTGCTCTTACCGGGGAAATATACGGGGATACTGTGTATATGACGACCACTTCGCAGTGGTACAAGTATACGACGACGTGGATTGTTGACGGGGTGTCGATAGGGGGGACTGCAACAACAATAGTAGCGTCCAATGCTCCGCGTTATAGGGGAATAGGCCGTCTCGCGGCTACAGGAACCGCGAACTTCGCAGGCTATGAAGTGTCCGCCTCCACCTTTGTCGGGGGCGTGATAACCGTGAATGGAACGGTAACAGCCACAACCACGATAACTCCGAACGTCAATGACTGGATGCTTAACTACTACAATGCCGGAGTCTCTACTCTTGCAACTTTCCTGTGGAGCGGAAGTGCTTGGACACAGACAGGAGTCACAGGAGAGATGCGCTCTGCAGCACTTGAAGATATCTTCAGGCTCAATTGTCTGGCTACCCCTATTGTGATTACGGAAGGGACAACGTACATAGAAGCAATGATCTACAGGCTCTTTGCGAAGTATGTGAAAATATTGACGGGCGGAAGCATAAGAGGAGGCGACAGGTATGACGAAAGCGGCTCGACTATTGATGGGACTAAGTCTGGGTTTTATATCTCGGCCAGCGGCTCCTGCAAGGTCGCTGGCATGGAGTTTGAAGGCTCCCAAGGGGGTGGGGTGCAGTGGGGCGGACCCTCTCTGGTGGGGGCGGAGCTGAATATTGCGGGTATTGGGGTGCTTGCATTGGCCGCGCTTAACGGAACTGACGTTGCGTTCATTGATGAGACAAATGAAGACCTCCGAGTCTACAGATGGTCGGGGGCTACTTGGAGTATGGTGGGAGCGGAGCTGAATATCGCGGGAGCAGGTCAGCCCGCTCTAGCTGCACTTAACGGAACTGACGTTGCGTTCATTGATGAGACAAATGAAGACCTCCGAGTCTACAGATGGTCGGGGGCTACTTGGAGTATGGTGGGAGCGGAGCTGAATATCGCAGGGATCGGCACGCCTGCGCTCACAGCTATCAACAGCACGGACGTGGCTTTCTTTGATAGCACCAACGCAGACCTCCGAGTCTACAGATGGTCGGGGGCTGCTTGGAGTATGGTGGGGGCAGAGCTACATATAGCAGGGGCAGGGGGTCCAGCACTCGCTGCGTTGAACGAAACTGATGTGGCTTTCATTGATAGCTTTAATGAAAGTCTTTGTGTTTATCGTTGGTCAGGGAGCGCTTGGAGTTTGGTGGGTTCGGGCTTTAGCATAGCAGGAATAGGTAACTGTGCGTTAACTGCTTTGAACGGAACTGACGTTGCGTTCATCGATTCAAACAAAGACGACCTTAAAGTCTATCGTTGGTCGGGAGTGACTTGGAGTGCTGTTACCGATGCAGGAAAAACAGGACTAGGAGGAGGTTATCCTGCTCTCTGTTCCCTCAACGGCACGGATGTTGCTTTTATTGACACTACCAATGAAGACCTCCGCCTCTACCGCTTCCAGTTCGCTCTTTCCAAACCCTACTCCCGGACCCTGACCGGCTGACCCCTTACTAAATAGCACAGGAAGGATGGACATCCCCCCTCTCCTGTGCTATACTCTCCCCCATAGACACCCCCTTAATCCGGAGGCCCAAGAATGGATGCAACAGAGCTGATGCGTTTCGAGTCCCTCGAAAGACTCGCGGAAAGCCTCGACAAGAAAATACGGGAACTTGAGCTTGTCCTTGTGCAACTTCCCCCTGCCATTCAGTCCCTTCAGACTTCGGTTTCCTGCCTCGAAGGACAAGTCGGCGTCATAGAGAACGACCTTTCCGCAAGGGAAGAGCGGGACAAGAACATTGACAGGGTTCTTGCGGAGATCAAGGAGATGCTGAAGACCTACACGGATGAGATGAAAGAAGCGTTCCGTGTATTGTCGGAGCGCATCGGAACCATAGAAAGCAGGCCATCGAAGATGTGGGACGCCGTTGTTTTCGCCTTTGCCGCAGCCATCGGAGGCGGGGTATTCGCTTTGGTGGGCAATCTGTTCCCTCAGAAATAGGAGCAAAAATGACCGCAGTTTATGCAGACCTCTTTAACAAATGCACCCATGGGCCTTGGAGGACATCCCCCCTCGATGCCCAGTGGCGTCTGGATTCCGATAACGCCCTCTACTTCCAATGTTCCGCCAGCCCTTCTGACTGGAAACACAATTTCCTGTTCTGCCCGAAGGCGGTACGCGCGTACAAAGGTTCCCGCTGGTACGCCCACGAGGGCTTCCTCCGCCTGTGGAAGTCCGTACAAGACGAAATCATGTCCGCCCTCT